TTTAGGAAAAAGTCTTTTTATATCTACTCCTAATGGGATGAATTGGTTTTATGAGTTATTTGATAATGCTAAGAGGAGAAAAGATTGGGCAGTTTTTCATTATCCTACTGAGAATAGTCCTAGAATTAATAAAGATGAGTTAGCACAAGCAAGAGAGGAATTAGGCTCTTTAGTTTATGCACAAGAGTTTTTAGCAGAGTTTACAGAGGTTGGACACATGTTTAAAAGAGAATGGTTTGCTTATTATGATGTTATTGCAGGAGAAGATCCTGAATATGTATTTGAAGATGAAATAGTTAAGCATAGTGAGTTATCTATCTTTGGCACAATGGACACAGCACTTAGTATTAAGGAAACTGCAGATTACTCAGTAATAATGGCAGTAGGATCAACTCCTAGTGGTAAGCTCTTAGTATTGGATATATTCAGAGATAGACTAGAAGCTCCAGAGCTACTACCTAAAATAGAATCAATGATTAATAAATGGAACATGGCTTGGTTAGGTGTAGAGGATTCTAGTTTTGGTTTGGGTATTATTCAGATGGCTAGGAGGCAGGGTTTGCCAATTAGAAATCTTAAAGCAGATAAATCTAAGACTGCCAGGGCAGTTCCTGCAGCTGCAGGATGTGAAAATGGTACTATCTACTTTTTGAAAAATGCTAAATGGTTAGTAGAATTTGAAAGAGAATTAACTAGCTTTCCATCTTCTGGATCTCATGATGACCAGGTAGATGCTCTAGCTTATGCAGCTAGATTTGGTATAGTTAGAAAAACAACATGGAGTGTAACCTAATTGGGAATAGCAGATAATATTAGAGGCTTCTTTAGTCAGCAAGAAGCACAAACAGAAAAGAAAACATTTAATAACTTTCCAACATCACAGGTAGTATTTCCTTTTAATTCAGATGCAGGTTTCTTTAGTGGCACTAATCAGATGAGTCCAGAGGGCAATAGTGCTGCATTAGCATGTCTTTCAGTCTTAGGGACTGCATTTAGTGAGCCACCACTTAAAGTTTATCTAAAGACTCAAGAGGGCCAGGAGTATGTAGAGAATCATCCTGCCCAAATTTTATTAGATAATCCTAATCCAAATATGACTGCTAATTTAATGAATAACTATATTGTCACTTCTGTTGCTGTGTATGGGGATGCTTTTATTTTAAAACTAAGAAATGATGCAGGTGCAGTTGTTCAGCTTATTCCTTTACTACCAGAGATGGTTGAAGTTAAAGGTAATGATGAAAAGTTAATTACTAAGTATCAATATAAGCAAAAAGGCAACACCTTAGACATATTGCCAGAAGATATGATACATCTTAGAGAGAGAATAGATCCTAGAAATCATAGAAGAGGATTAGCTCCACTTAGATCAGTTATGGTTGAGATTTTAGGAGATGCTGCTGCTTCACAGATGGGAGCTGCATTAGTTAAGAATACAGGTGTGCCTAGTGTTGTTATAAGTCCAAAGAATGATCTATCAATGACAAGTGATGAAGCAGAGAATATAGCTGAGGTATTTGGCAGAAGATTTGGAGGAGAGAACAGAGGTAGACCATTAGTCATCTCTGGTGGGGAAGTAGATATACAAACACTTTCTTTTACTCCTAAAGATTTAGAACTAGGGAAACTCAGATACATTAATGAAGAGAGAATATCTGCTGTTCTTGGTGTCCCAGCAATTCTTGCTGGACTTGGGAGTGGACTAGAAAGAGCAACATATTCTAATGTAAAAGAATTAAGAGAGTTTTTTACTGAGCAGAAATTAATTCCTATGTGGAATCACTTTGCTAATGAGTTCACTAAACAACTTTTATTAGAAGATTATGAGAGTAATCCTGCATACTGTTTTAAGTATGATTTATCTGATGTTAGGGCTTTAAGCCAGGATGAGGATGCCACAATGGTTAGGATTGTACAGGGTTACAATGCAGGGTTTATAACTGTTAATGAAGCAAGACAAGCTAATCAGCTACCTGCTTTAGACAATGGAGATTATTTTGTAAGAAATATGACTGTTGCAGAAGTACCTGTAGATGGATCAGAAGTAACAATGTATCATGGCACAGAGTTTGCATCAGATGAAACTGTTGAGGAAAAGGGTAAGGATGCTCATGTTATAACCTCAGATGGAGAGAGAGTGCATACCTCTTGGCTAGAAAAAGATGAAGAAGATGAGGAAAAGGGTATAGAAACTAAGGTTGATAATGTTCCAACTTACATACAGAAGAATGCACAAAGAGGATTAGATCTACTTGAATTTGCAGGAGATGGCTTAACTGATAAAACAAAGAGAGAGGCTAGAGCTATGGCTAATGGCACTATCTCAGATAGTAAAGTAGTCAGAATGGCAGCTTGGTTTAGTAGGCATGAGGGAGATTTAGACTCAGAGGATGCTAATGATTATCTTTCAGGAGAAAATTTAAATCCATCTAAGGGGCAAGTAGCTTGGTTGCTATGGGGTGGAGATATTTCTAAGAGCAACAAGATGAGGGCTTATAATTGGGCTAACAAAGAAGCTGAAAAGGTTAAAGAAGAGAAATCAGAGAAGTTTGATTTATATGGTTGGGAAGAGCCTACAACTAAATTCATTGGTTTACCTACTGTGAAGCATTATCAATCAGAAGTAGAGAAAAAACAACTATGGCAAGCTATTAATGATTTAGAGAATAGTTGGATTGACTATATGTCTAATATCTATGGTAAAGAGTTAAACAGACAAAGAAGAGGTTTATCTAATGTTGCTAAAGGTAGTAATGACTTAGATGCACTTCAAACTAATGTAGATATATTTTTAAATGAATCTAAATTTGATAAAGAGTTATTACCATTCTTTTATTCTTTAGGGGATGATATGTCAGTTAGGACCTGGGATAATCTATTTCCTGCTAATGATAATTTTAAGGCAGCAGATCCTGTTGATTTAGATGTAACAATAACTGAGGAACAAGCAGTAAGAACTGTATTTGGTGCTTTAGCTACAGATCAGATAATAGATGCCACAACAGTTAAAAAAATTATAGAGGGTGGCTTTTACAGAGGACAAAGAGAAGTTCCTCCTGCAGTCAAGTCTTTATTTCAAGATGGACAAGCAGCTAATTTTGTTCAAGAGAATGCTAAAAGGGTTATGAATGACCTGAATGCAACTACAAAAAAAAGAATTGCTACACAGATAACTAATACAATTAAAGAGTTTGAGGCACTTGGAATAGTAAATCCTGTTACAGGTACTCCAGAGGGAGATAAGTTTTTTAATGAATTAGCTAAAAGAATTAATACTGAACTTGGTGGACAAAACTTAGGAAGAGCTAAAAATATAGCTAGAACAGAAGTTGGTAAAGTAGCTTCATGGAGTCAGCAAAGAGCTGCTAAAGCAACAGGTAAGACTTTAGAAAAAGAGTGGGTATCTAGGAGAGATGGAGATGTAAGAGAGGCACACTTTAACCTAGACAATCAAAGAGTTCCTCTGAATAGTTTTTATCTGTATAATGGGATTAAGTTGGATGCTCCTAGAGATCCTAAGGCTCCTCCTGGATTAATAGTAAATTGTAGATGTACAGAAGCATATATTGAGGTAATAGATGAATGAAGAGTTAAAAAGACCAGATAACCTATCTTTTAAGAATGCTCCTATTGAGCTAAAAGAAGATGGAGATACAAGATACATAGAGGCAGTTTTTTCATTATTTGACACTATAGATAGTGATAATGATGTAACTAAAGCCAATGCACTTAGATCAGGCTACACAGGGAACAAAGTTCCTTTAGTGTGGAATCATGATTGGAGTAGAGTTATTGGAAGAGGCATCATAGAAACAGATAATCAAAAAGCTGTGTTTAAAGGTTATTTCCTAAATACAGAAGCAGGAAAAGAAGCCTATGAAACTGTTAAGGCTATGCAAGATATGCAACAATTTAGTTATGGCTTTCAAGTAATGAAATCAACTAAAGGAACACACATTGACTCTAAAGGAGAGGAAGTTCCTGTAAGAATGCTAGAGGATGTTAAAGTCTGGGAAGTTTCTCCTGTACTTGTAGGAGCACAACAGAACAGTTTTGTTCAAGCTCTTAAATCAGGATTACAAACTTATGATGATGTAGATACAGAGTTTGAGGAAGTCAAACAAGAAGATGAAGAGTCTAAGTATGGTAAATGTACTTATGAAAAAGATGGCAAGTGTGCCAAAGAAAAAGATTTAAAGATTTCAAGTGAAACTGATGCAAGTGTCA